AGCTAACTCAGGAAGTAAATTGCAGGACTTGCGCTCACAGCACATCGAAAGATGACAGTACGTTTTATTGTGAGAAGCATGAAGGCACTATTCCTTATGATTATCAAATTACAGGTTGCGATGGTCATACGTTGCATCCAGACTTAGTTCCTTGGGACTTGAATTCTGGCTCTGGAGATAAGTACGTTGCATCATACGATGTTGGTGGTAGTAATGTATTAAATGGAGAGGGACACTTTAAATCTAAAGAGCTTGTTGCAAATGCAAAGGCTTGTACTATGCCAGAGTTGATTAATGCTAGGGCTTTGTTTAACGGAGAGATTGTAGGATGAGCAAGCAAAAGAAACTAATGTTTAAAGGCGAAAGCAATCTGTTTGAGAGTAACCAGAAGTACACTTTCAATGAAATATCCGACATGACTGGAATTCATAAGTCAAGCGTTAAGACCCGATTAAAGTATCGCGTAGAGTTTAACGAAGATTTGCTTTATAGCAGGACTAGGCGAAAGGAGGATTTTTACCCGCAGTTTGAGACAGATGCACATAGAACCTCTGCTAGATATTTAAAAATGAGGTTAAAGTAATGGGTAAAGGATCGCAATTAGAAAGATTGAACTCAAATGCATACAGAAATAAAATTGAGGGTTTATACCCACCCAGAATGACAAACAAGCAATGGCGTAATATTTGGTATGGCATTAGTGATTTCATAAAACTTAAACAAGGGGAGAAAGATGCCACTTAGAGATTATCAGCAGCGTTCGATAGATGATCTTTACAAATGGCTTAAAAACAACGATGGAAATCCATGCTTAGTCCTTCCAACTGGGGCAGGCAAGAGCCACATTGTCGCTGAGTTTTGTAAAGATGTAGTAACCAACTGGCCTCAAACCAAAATACTAATGCTTACTCATGTCAAAGAGTTGATTGAGCAGAATGCAGGAAAACTAAGATCAGCATGGCCTAACGTACCACTTGGTATATATTCGGCAGGTCTTAGGCGAAGAGATATCGACATGATTACGTTTGGCGGCATACAGTCGTTACGCAACAAGGCAGAGTCTTTAGCCCATATTGACATTGTTATTGTTGATGAGTGTCACATGATCAACAACAAAGCAGAGGGTGGATATCGTCAGCTTATTGACGCTCTATCTGTCAGGAATCCGTCATTACGTGTCATTGGTTTGACAGCCACACCTTACAGATTAGGGCAAGGTTACATAACAAATGATGGTGCTATCTTTGATGATTTAATTGAGCCTGTTACCATTGCGGAGTTGGTGACTGATGGATACCTAGCGCCATTGAGATCAAAGGTGACTGAGGCGCAACTAGATACCAGTGGTGTTAAAAAGCGCGGGGGTGAATTTATTGAAAGCCAGTTGCAGGCGGCTGTTGATACTGACCCAATGAATCAGGCGGTGGTTGATGAGGTTATTGACTTGGCGGGTGATCGCAAAGCCTGGTTGTTTTTTTGTTCAGGTGTTGATCATGCCCTGCACGTTAGAGATGCATTAAGGGCTAGAGGTATTGTTGCCGAGTGTATTACAGGGGAAACGCCTAAGCCTGAAAGACAAAGGATACTTGATGATTATACGTCAGGCAAAATAAAGGCGCTGACTAACGCTAACGTGTTGACAACTGGCTTTGACTATCCTGATATTGATCTTATTGCCATGCTTAGACCTACTATGTCCCCTGCGTTGTATGTGCAGATGGCAGGTCGAGGTATGCGCCTCAAGAGCCATACTGATCATTGCTTAGTGTTGGACTTTGCAGGCGTTGTTGAGCAGCATGGTCCAGTGACTTATGTACAACCGCCAAAGGACATGGGTACAAGGGAGGGCATGGGCGAGGCTCCAGTTAAGGTATGTGATGAGTGCCATGAGCTAGTCCATCCCACGGCTAAGGTTTGCCCGTCTTGTGGCTTTGAGTTTCCACCCCCAGAAAAAACCGAGTTAAAGTTGCACAATGACGACATCATGGGAATGACAGGTGTTGAGCGCGAAGTGACGGGATGGGACTGGGCGAAGCACACAAGTCGATCAAGCGGAAAGGATATGATCAAAATATCCTATTACGGATACTTATCAGACAAGCCTATACATGAGTATTTGTGTGTGGCTCATGGTGGCTATGCAGGGCAAAAGGCGGTTGCTACCTTGTGGTCTATGGCTGATAGTATTGGGTGCGACATCTCAAAGTGTGGCACAATGGAAAGTTTGTGCGAGGTCATGGGTGGTAGTCAGCATCCGTCGATGATTGAGACAAGGAAAAACGGTAAGTTTCATAATGTAATTAAACGAGAGTGGAGTGAAAACAATGGGTAACATATCAGAAATAATTGACCGCATACAAGAAAGAAGCGTCAAGCATCCGATAGATCAGCTAAGACAGGTGATGATGGATAGTCACCTAGAACCGCCTGATCAAATTATTGCTGACGGAAGCATTAAGAGATTTGGCAAGAAGAAGTCTTGTTGGTATGTCATGCACGAATCTGGAGAGCTTATGGCAGGAGCCTTCGGTAACTGGCAAGAGGGTGTAGCCCATACGTTTAGGAGCGATATTGGCCGAGCATTATCAGCCCAAGAGTCGTTTAAGGTTGAAAGGGATATCAAGTTAGCCAAGGAAAAGATGGACAAGGAAATAAAGTTAAAGAGAAAAGCGGCATCTGATAGCGTTAATGACATCTGGCTGGTGATGATCATCCTTATTTGGTCAAGAAAAAGGTCAAGGCGCATGGAATAAGGGTGACGGGTGATGGAAGGCTAGTAATTCCGGTCTACAATGAAAATGATGTAATGAGCCTGCAATATATCGACAGCAAAGGCGAAAAAAGATTCCACACCGGAGGCAAGATTGAGGGCGGTGACTTTGTGGTAGGTGGGTCTGTCGGAGGCCAGGTGTACGTGGCAGAGGGCTATGCTGATGCTGCAACGATATACGAATCAACAGGTATCCCATGCGTAGTTGCTTTTAATGCTTCAAATATCCCACGGGTGTGTGAGGCATACAAGGGAGTGGGCGGCATTGTCTTTGCAGACAACGATGAGCATGGCGTGGGAGAGAGGTACGCTAATCAGGCAACAAAATACGGCTTCAGGGTGGTTATGCCGTCATTAGGCATGGACGTAAATGATTATGTTTCAGACGGTGGAGACTTGAGCGATTTGATTGGCGTGGAGGAGGATAAAGGTCAGTGGTTAAGCCTTTGCGATGACCTTAGCGACCAACCGACACCTTTGCGGTGGATGATTAAGAATTGGGTTCAGGATGATTCATTGATCATGGTACACGGGCCAAGTGGGTGCGGCAAGAGCTTCTTGGTACTTGATTGGTGTTTACGCATTGCTTCAGGCCAAGGCGAGTGGATGGGCAACAAGGTAACACCTGGCTCAGTGGTTTATCTGGCTGGTGAGGGTCATCATGGTTTTAGAGGGCGCATAGCAGCGTGGAAACAGGCTAATGATAGCATGGCGGGCAAATGCTACCTGTCAAGTTCAGGATGCGATCTGAACAAGCCAGAGGGCTTGCAAAAGGTCTATGAGTCGCTTAGTCAGTTACCAGAGACACCGAAGTTGGTTGTGGTTGATACGTTGCACCGATTCATGTCAGGCGATGAGAACAGCGCACAGGATGCTAGGACGATGATAGACGCTTGTGGAGCCATTATGAGGGACTTTGGGTGTTCGGTTATACTTGTGCATCATACAGGCGTTAACGAGGAAGCACAGCATCGTGCGAGGGGTTCTAGTGCATGGCGTGGAGCGTTGGATATTGAGGTTAGCGTTGTGGCTGCAAAAGAAGATAAGCCGATGGAGATTATTCAGCGCAAGGCGAAGGATTCTGAAATGGCTCCGACCATGTATGTCAATCTGGAGAAGCAGGATATTGATGGTTGGTATGATGAGGATGGTGATCAGGTTGGAAGTTTGGTTGTTGTTGCCGCTGATGCACCAATTAAAAATGATGGGAAGCTCAGGGCTGCAAAATCACTTTTTGAGAATATGTGGCACGAATCTGGACGCGAATTATTGAACGGTTGTCCATTTGTTAGCAACGCTTTTTCGCAGGGAATTTTTGAAAAAATGGGTCATTCACAGGCAACAGCAAAAAAATATGCTTTTGGCACTCAAGATCGTGGCCCACTCGGTCAATTAAGGAAAAAGGAACACATAGAAAAACACCAATCTGGATGGTATGTCTGCGAACCCTTGTGGTTACTGATCTTGAAGGGAGTGGAACAAAATGGAACATAATGGAACTTTTGGAAATGTTCCATTGGGGGGCAAAAACCCGACAGTGGAACAAAATGGAACACACCCTTATAGGGTGTTCCATTGTTCCATTCGGAGTGCGGTAGAAATGTTAGACTAAAATAAAGAAACAAAAGTGTTTGCTAGAAAAAGATGTTTATGTTTTAATGGTTTTGTTAAGTTAATTAATTAGGAGAGAGTTATGAAAGACCCAGCATGGAAAAATGGACCGGAGGATCAGGAGATATTTCCTGATGAGCCTGAACACAAAGAACCAGAAGATAATCCTGAGTGGGTTGAGCATGGGAGTAAGGTGCATAACCAACATGACTAAAATGCATTAGCACCACAGTTGACAATGTATATAATGCGCCTCCCATTCACTAACGCGGAGGCGTTTTTATGTTAATCACTTGCATTATTATTTTAATCGGACTAGGTTTTATCGCTAAAGACGATCTTCTGATATAATATTTACTATTCCACGGATGCCGTATAGATTTACTATCCCATGGTTGGAGCCAAAATGAAGGGTAACTTTGAATTACCGATAGGCAAATTTGCAGAACATCTAGGGAAGTTGACAAAAGATCAACTTCCTTATTCTATGTCGTTGGCTCAGAATGCTTTAATGTTTGGCGCTCAAAGAATGCTGAAAAATACAGTTGATCGGTTTGTGATTGGTGGTGCAGTACCTTTTACCAAAACTGGAATCATGGTCCACAAGTCAAGCAAGAAAGAATTGTATGCTGCTATCTACTCCCCAATGTCAGGAAA